GCGTTTTGAAATAACCACGTTTCAAACCCATCTATTGTCAATGGCTTTTCTTTAGTCCTAAATACTTCTACTCCATCCTTACCCACATAGTCTTGTACTAAGAATGGATTTGCTTTAATATAATTTTTATATTGTTCGAATAACTCCATTAGTCTTTCTGGAGATTCTATTTTCTTTGTTCCAAAAGGTCTTCCCATATCTTTAAATATATTATTTGTTACTTATAACACTATCGTAGTATTCCATTCTGTACTTACGCCATAACGCTTCGTTGCTATTTTGCATTACGTCTTCTTTTAGTTGGCTGCCTAAGTCTTTTCTTAACTCAGGGTTCTCAATCAATCTGCGCATTGCCTTGTACCAATCTTTCTTACCTGCCACTAGACAGTTCTTTCCGTGTTTGCTCATCCATTGGTAGGATTCCACATCCGAAACAATAACACCTAAACCGAACGCACCCATTTCTAGCATCTTTAATTCAGACTTTGCTCTATTAAACTCGTTATCCCTTAAAGGAATCAATCCAATGTCCATTAAATTATACGCTTGTGCATAGCTATAAACATCTGCTGCGTTTATCCTGCCGTAGTTATTGTCATCTAGGATGTAGTTTGAAGTGAATATCTTTTCGTACTTGTGCCAAATAGAATCACCATCGTAAAAACCTGCAAGCATAAACTTGTAATCCTTAAAAGGGCTTTTATTCAAAGATAAGATTTCGCCCTCGATAAGTTGCAAGTCTTCTAAATGCGTTACTGAACCACTCCACCCAATGTTAACTAGGTCCGACTTCATTGCTTCTATCTCAGGATTAGGTATAAACTGAGGTTGTTCAAAGTCTATGGTGTTTGGGAAAACTTCTACGTTCTTATTGAACTGCGACACCACATACTTAAGGTAAGGAGTTGTCACCATAATAGCATCCGCTTGACAAAAGTTGTAAATCAATGCCTCTGCCCTATGGTTTAGCTTCCACTCTTTTTTTAGAACGTGGCTATCGCTTAACTGATAATGGTCATCCGTATCTATTATAACTGGGATTCCTAATCGCTTTAGAATCTTCCATACGTTTTCTTCGTTGCCTATTCTAGATATTGACCTGCTTGCAATAATTAAATCGAACTGAGATAGCTGCGATTCAGGAACGTGGTCGATGCTTGCCATTTGGCTGACCTCGTGTCCGTGCAAGTGGAACTTTGAATGTGGAACGATAAGCCTGTGGTATTCCCCACCCATTATTTTCTGTCCTGTGACTAATAGTATTTTCATTTTATTGCATTAATTAATCCTTCAGTATTCCATAACTCAAAGTATTCTCCGCCTGCAGGTATAACATTGGGTGCATAGTAACATATCTCTAATGCTCGTTTACACTTTAACGATTCAGCGATTGCAAAGTTCATTGATTGATTACCGATAAATAGCTTCGAGTTGTTTATTATCCGTGCTAAGTCTAAGAAGTTTTCTACTGCTAAATACTTGCAGTTAACTTTTTGACTGAATATAGAATACTCAGCACTTGAACCTGTAAAGTAAATCGTTTCTTTAAGGTCGTTTAAGATAGTGTAGTCAATGTTTGGGTTTTGATACCTCTCGGTTCTATTTACCACTATGTAATTATTTGGAGCAGTATCAATGTGCAATATACGCTCTGAGTAGTTTACATTTGTTAACTCAGGAAAGGCTAAAGCATACCATCGTTTAATATCGTATGCAGCAAGGTTCATTCCTATACTCCTGAACTTGTCTAGGTCGTAATCTACTTTCTGATTCCTATAAGGTAGCACATCGTAGATAAAGTCAAACTCCATCAACAAAGGTCTGAGCATCTTGTAAGCGTAATCGTTTAGCATCACATCTCCGTAAGCGTGTTTGAACGCAGGGTTCGTACCTAAGTTAGGTGCGTTTACGTTTATGTATAGAATCGCCTCTTTGCCGTGTATCTCGCAGGCTTTCTGAATAGCAGGCATAGCGTAGAGAATATCTCCGCTCGCTCCCGAATGTTTAAATTTTAGATTCATATTCTTCAAAGGCGTTAAAAACTTTGTGAATCATTTCGTTCTGGCAATTACCGCAATGAATGTTCGCAGTCACATATCCAAATAAATCTTTGTGCGCTTGCTGAAATGCTAATATCTCTAAGCCGCTCCACTTCATAGCGTGATTGGTTTTAAATGTAAGCCATCTTTCTTTAAATGGCTTTAGTCTTTCGTATTGTTCTTGATTCATACGTTTAGGTATTTAGAAATAAAAGCACTCATAACGCTACTAGCACAGCCAATCATAAACGAATCAATAATTCCATTGCCTAAATACAAAGAGTAGCTTAAACCGCCCCAAAATGCCATACAGAATGAACATCCGAAAGGTTTAGGTAGTTGCTCCCCAAATAGTTTGCCGTAAACGTTGGTCAAGAAATCACTCGCACCTATTCCGAAGGATGCGCTAAGAGTTGTAAGAATCGCTAAAGTTTTTAAATCTGTCATGGTTTTCTAGTTTTAGTTTTTTAATTGTTTTTTGAATAGTGTATTGGACTGCTCCGTATTTTATGCCAGTCATTACTGATATCTTCCTGAACTCGCCAATATCAATGTAAAGTTTTAAAAGTGTCTGGTCATACCAATCTAAGCTATCTATCTTGTCTTTTACTTCTTGGGTAAAGGTTTGGAACACATCCTCTCTATTTTCAAGTTCAGGGTCTAAGTCACCTTCTAATCCAATCAACAAGTCTATGCTTTCTGTTGAATCATTATGCCTATACTTGCGGTAAAATGGCGAGTGCTTCGAGTTCCAAGAGTTGTGTGCAATCTTTACGAATAAGAACTTTAAGTATTTTTTTTCTTTAGCCTCGAGTATTTTCTCATCAGGCATATCGAGCAGGTTAATTATAACCTCGTGAAACAAGTCTTCAAATAAAGCAGGTGAGGCTATGTTTCTGCATACGTTTCGGTAAGCAGAGTCTTTGTAGATAGCCTCTATGATTTGTGCTTTATTCATTAGTAGCCTAGTTCTTGCTTAATCTTATCTTGATTTAGTTGCCTTTTAAAATATAACGTACCTCGTAAATGCTCACATTCTTCTTGTATCTTTTGTCTGCACCTTCTTATTGATTCTGCGTTTGTAAGTTTACCTGCTGCGTATAGCTGCAAGAATTTAAACTTGTCATCTACGCCTTGACTTTCTGCAAACCAAACATTGGCAATAAGTTTCTCATCAGAATCCCTTAAATGCGGATGCTTTTCTAATAGGTTTTTAACCTTTTCTTTGATTGTAAAGTTAATCATCTTAGTTAGTTGTGTTTACAAATGTACTATTTAATTTAAAAATGCAATAATTATTTATTATCAGCCATACACCATTCCGATAGTTTAGACTTAACAATTAATTTTAGTTCATCAACCTTTGATAATGGGCATCGAAACGCAATAGTTTTAGTTTGCTCATTGTATTTAGGTTTAGCACCCGAACCTTGCCGAGTGCCTCCCCTTGTTTCTTTTTTATTCATTTAATCTATCTTTATAGCGTTATTAATAAATGACTTTAAAGCACCTCTATTAATTCCTGAACCACCACAATCAAAACAAATACCATTTGCATAGTAACTAAAAGCAGGTATTATACCAACACCATTACATTTACCACAAGAACAATCGCCTTTTGCAGCAAATAAAGTAGGAGCGAAAAAATCTTTATCTTCACGAATAATAGTTAATAGTTGCGCAACACGAGTTTGAATGTCGCTTATTGAAATAGATGTATTATCATAATACTTAGTACTGGTTGTATACTCCCAAGTATAATCCATGTGCTGAATATGTTTAAATTTTGTGGTAAGACTTTTTTGCATATAATGACCATAGTATGTTTTACCATACAAGGTAACTTTATAGGCAGTTGGTCTTTTTTTACCATCAGTACACATCATCCAAAATCCTCTACCATTTTCTTTAGCATTGTAGGCATCTGATGGAATTAATGTAAGGCTCATAATACCGCTATCTAATAGCAAATTCATGTTTCTAACTGCTCTTTCTCTATTGGTATTAGAGTTTTTGTAACCTGCTTCGTTTAATAATTGAATGATAGTATTCATAATGTTTGTTTTTTATTACCCTACAAATGTAATCCTTTACTTTGATTCTGCAAACTATTTCAAATAATTAAACAAAATATTTTTTACTTTTTATATAAGTGTTTGATTTTCAATATAATTATTTTATAGCTGATTGTTATTTGCCCGTTCAATAGTTTTTAATTCAGCCTCTAATCTGTCTATCTCGGCTGCTGCTAAAATCAATGCTGCTTCATTATCTCGGTTATGTTTACGCCAATAAAGTTCTTGAAGATAAATTGAGCCAATGTAATCAAATACTTTCTTTAGCGTTTGTATGGTCTTTAACGCATTAACTTTTCTTTCGCCTTGTAATGTATCAACCTTCATACTAAAATCGTTTATTAACGCTCGTAACTCATCTAAAATAGCAAGTGCTGATTCTTCCTTGCGTTCGTGGTTTTGCAAACTTCTTGTTGTAAAGTATAGCTGCTCCAAAGTTTCGGTGTATTTATCTTCGCTCATTAGAAAGGTGTTGGTATTATATCGTTGTTATCTGAATCTGACCTTATGAATGGTGTTGGTAAGTAGAACCGCTCGCCTCTGTCTTCGTAGTAAGCATTGCGATATACATCAAAAGTTAATTTGCAAATTCCTTTTTGCCCTTCGCTTTTCTTTTTTAGCTTCTTGATGTGAATTTCTGCTATGCTACTTTGCCTAAAACCTTCAGCGTGTTCTTCGTATTCTCTATGCACTAAAATCATGTTCATTGCTTTTGCATACCAAGCATAACCGCCATCAATTTCATCTACTCTAGCTGGCTTTGGAAAGTCCTCGCCTTTTACTAGCTGAGGATTCCTAGCGTGTGCCACTACAAATCCGTGATATTCGTGCTTCTTTGCGTGGCGATTCCATTTTACTAAGTTACGTTTTAAGTATTCGCTAATCATTGCCTCGCTGCTATGGTCTAAGTCGTTCCAATTATCGGCAGCACTTGCAAATATTCCATAGTCAGTAATGGCTTGCTCAGTTATCTCTAGCCAATTATCTAAGTTAAACTCTCCCTCAGTTA